GTATAGGGACGGCGACGGGCAACCCTATTACCAGGTATTTAGCGGCAAGTACGCCAACGGCAGCGGCGCCGGCAAGCGCTTCCGCGGCTACGAAATCTTTCACCTGGTGGGGCCAAGTATGGAAGGCTTGTTAGGCGTTCCGCCTATCCACGTTATGCGAGAACTGATTTCGCTGGAACTTACTTGCGCCGAGTACGTTGGGCGGTTCTACGGGAACAATGCGGTACCGGGCGGCATCCTGAAGATGCCAGGGCGCCTAACGCCGGAGGCTAGTAAGCGGCTTCGGGAATCTTGGCAAGCGGTTCACGGCGGAAGCCGCAACAGCGGCAAGACGGCAATTTTAGAGGACGGCATGACGTATGAGGCGCTTACCAGTAGCCTACGCGACCAAGATTTGGTCGAGATTCGGAAGTTTTGCCGCGAGCAAATCGCGGCCGCGTTCGGCGTGCCGGCCGCGCGAATCGGTGCAACCGACGCCCAAAGTTATTCAAGCCAGGAAGCGGCCGACCAACATTTCGTAAAGCATACGTTGAGCGGTTGGGCTACCCGATTGGAACAAGAGGCTAGCCGTAAACTGATTGGCAACGCCCCATATTGCACGCGAATTTCCTTTGATTCGCTGCTGCGGGCCGATATGAGTACCCGATTTAGCGCGTATTCTACGGCGATCCTTTCAGGCGTTCTAACGCCTAACGAAGCGCGCGCGAAGGAAGGGCTACCGGCGGTTGAAGGCGGTAGCAGTATTCGCCTTCCGTTGAATACTGAAGCGCCCGGACAATCGGCGCCCATTCCTACGCCGACTACGCCGCCGGCGGCGGAACCCGTTGCCGAGGAAGTTCCCGCGAGCGTGGACCTTGAACCGGAGGAAATGCCCGCATCGGTGGACATTGCGCCCGAGGAAATGGCACGCGCGGCGCATACTGCCGCGGTTGCCGCGGTGCGTCCGGCCATCGAAGCGGCTTACCGCCGGCACGTAAACCGCGTCGGGGAATATCTGCTTCGCCAGCGGACGCAGACAAAACTAGATAAGTGGGAACCGCCGGTAGATGATATTTACGAGGATTTGCGGGAAACCGTGGCCGGGCTTGGGCGGTTGCTTGGAAATGAAGCGCACGCCGTAACCGTTCTAGATGCGGCCATGATGCGCCACGCCAAGCACCTGCGCGCCACGGTTGGCGCTATTGCAACGCTTACGGATGATATATCCGCCTGGCAGACGTTGCCCGGCGCCGCCGCTGCGGAACTGCTGGACGGAATTAGGGGCACCACGGAGGTTAAGCCATGAGTATCGAAACGCGTTCTAACGGCACCATTGCACCCGCTAACGGGCTTCGCATTTCCGGCGTAGCGGTTACATGGGATACGTACGATATGGGTAACGAATACGAGCGGATCGACCCTAACGCGTTTGCCAAGTCGCTGGAAGACCCTAGCGATATTGCGCTACTTTGGAACCACGATACGTCTAAGCCGCTGGCGCGCGTCCGAGCCGGCAACCTGCGGCTTTACACGGATTCGAACGGGCTTGGATTTGAAGCCACGCTACCGGATACGGCTACAGCCAGGGAAGCGCATCAGTTGATTAAAAGCGGCGTGGTTAGCCAATGCAGTTTTGGTTTTATCGTGCGTGGGGAACGCTTCGAAAAGGGCGAGGACGGTAAGCCGATTCGCGTAATTACGGACGCCGAATTGCGGGAAGTTTCGGTTGTAACGTTCCCGGCGAATAGCGCTACAAGCGTTCAGGCACGCAGCGAAAACCCAAAGCCGCGACGTACGTATTACCTTCCGCCGGAAGATTGAGTTGCAAAACGGACGCGCAATCCGATAATGCGCGCAATTGAATAACGCCGCGCGGCACAATCCCTAGTGGACGCCGCGCGCGAAAACGGGTTTCCGTGTTGCCTAGTGCCGCACTAATCCGCCACGGTTGAAACCATTTAACCGCCGGCGTTGTGTGTTGCCATTGCCGGCGATAACGATTTACCCAAAAGGACAAACATGGATAAGCCCCTTGACCGTTCTAGCGCGGACTACGCAGAAATTTACCGTACCTACCTTCGACGCGGTGCCCGCGGGCTTACCGACGTGGAAGCCCGCGCGCTAAGCATTAGCAGCGGCGGTACCGCGCTGGCGCCAACCGATTGGTCCAAGTTTATCGACTCCGCAATCGAAGAGGATTTTATCCTTAATCGCGTGCGTAAGGTTGCAACTACCACGGCGTTTAAGTCGCCGATTTACAACGAGGATATGACGGTTAATACGAACGTCGCCGAAGCCGGGCTTGGGAGCGAAAGTAGCCCAACCTATAGCCTTCCACGCCAGGGCACTACAACCGGAACCAGCGGCACGTTCTATACGTTTTCGCTGAAGAAAATTACGGCTTGGACCAAGGTTTCTAACGAGTTGCTTGCAGATAGCAAGGCTTCATCCGACGTGGAAAAGTTCCTTAGGCAAGAACTGGTTGCGGGACTGGTGAACACGGTTAACAGCCAAATCCTTATCGGTAACGGTACAACCCAATGCCAGGGCGCATTCACTAGCGCAAAGGCTTACGGCCGCACGGTTAGCACTACTGGCACCACGGCGATTACGCCTAAGGACATTATTTCCTCCGTTTGGGGTTCAACTACTAGCGCGCTAAGCCCGATGGCGTATGAGTCTTGGATTAACAGCGTTGCCGTTGTGAATAGCCGGCTTGTGGGCAATTTCGACGCGACGTTCTACCCGGTCCTTTTCCCGTCCTTCCGCGGCTATATCGCCAGCACCACGGGTACAACGGTTGAAGGATTGCCGACGGTTTACCATAGGCTTTCCACGGGTTCCCCCCAGGCGGGCGATACGGCGGTTATGTTCTTCGATCCGTCCAAGTACCTGCTGGCGCATTCGTTCGACGCGTTCAGCGTGGCACGTTTCGACGAGCGATTCGCGGACAGTAACGAAACCCTTTTCGTCGGTTCAATTCGGGCCGACGGTTCTATTACCAACACTTCGGCCGTTTTGAACGTAAACCGTTCTTAAGATTTTTTTCGGGCATTCACCTTCCCGCGTGAATGCTTAACCGGCACGTCGCCGGCGATTCGCGCGGGCTTTTGAAAGGATACGAATATGGGAGCAATGGAAAGCGTTAAGGCGCTTGTTGAGAAGATGGGCGCCATCTATTCAGAAATGCAGGCGCTGGTTAATGAGGCTAACGGTAGCCCCGACGGTATGAGCGCTGAGATGGAACAGAAGTTTTCCGCGCTGAAGGCGCAGTACGCAGCGCTGCGCCAGCAGCGTGCGCGTAACGACGAAATGCTTGCCCTGGCCGACGGTATTTCGGTTAACGTCATTCCCGACGTGCCCGAGATTCGCACCGCTAGCCGCAAGGTTTCGGATAAGCCGGCTAGCGATTTTGAGCGCCGAGGTACCGAGGAGTACGCCGCGGCTTTCGAAAAGTACCTTCGCAACGGCGAGTACACCGGCCCTAGCGAAATGCGCGCGCTGAGTGAGGCAAGCGGCGGAACGGTGATTCCTCCGACGGAATTCGACAGCCAGTTGGTTACGAAGTTGCAGACGATGACCAGCGTCCGCAACCTTTGCCGCAAGATTTCTCTTGGATCGTTTGCGCGCGAAGTGGCATTCGAAGACACTACCGGCACCGCATATTGGACCAGCGAAAGCAACGCACCTAGCGAAACCGGCAGCACGTTCGCCAAGATTACGCTTACCCCCAAGCGTCTTTCTTGCCTGCTGCGCGTTTCGAATGAACTGGTTGCTGATGCTGACGCACGCGGCGGTAACTTTGGAATTTCTTCCATTTTGTCGGAACAGTTTGCGCGTATTTTTGCGCAGACCGAGGAAACCGCGCTGCTTTCTGCTAGCAACGTTTCCGGCGCGCCGACTTCGCTGCTTAACGATGCAAGTCTTACAAGTTCTAACGCTAGCACTACTAGCGTAACCGCCGCTCAAATCATTAGTTGGGTTTACAGCCTTCCGCGACAGTATCGCGTTCACCCGTCGGTTGCAATCGTCACTAACGATTCAACCCTTGGCGCTATTCGCCAGTTGGCCGCTAGCGGTCTGTACTTTTGGGAGAATGGCTACGCGAAGGGTGGCGCTGGCATGGCACCTGAGCCGGATCGTCTGCTTGGAATTCCCGTGGTTACGTCGGCCGCAATGCCCGCTATCCCTGCTTCCGCCGGCACCGCTACTAAGGTGGCGCTTATCGGCGCTTGGGATTATTGCGTGATGGGCACTACTGGTAACTATGAACTTAAGGTTCTCCGCGAGCGTTATGCGGACACTAACGAAACCGGCTACATTGCCAATATGCGCATGGACTGCAAGTTGCTGCTTCCAGGACTGGCGTTTAAGGCTCTTAACTGCCCCGCTTCGTAATTAGTTACGGTGCATAAATAACCCCGCTAGGGCGGAAACGCCCTAGCGGGATTTCATGGACACTATCCAAGTTATTTTTACGGAAGCGGCCGTAACTGGAAAAGGCTTCTACGCGCAAGGGGAAGCCATTACGGTTGAGGCGTCCATTGGTAACGCTTGGATTGCCGCGGGCATTGCCAAGCCCGTGGAACCGATCCTAGCGCCCGTACGGGCGTGCATTTCTGCGGCGGTTAAAACGGCTACGAAAGGACCGGCCAAGCGGTGAAGGGTAATAGGTATATCCCTTACCTGGTGAAGCGCATTAAGGGCGCTACGCCCGTTTCGTTTACGGCTACGGTAATGGTTGTGGCCGGCGGTGGCGGCGGTGGCGCTGGTGCCGGCGGCGGTGGCGGCGGTGGCGGACGCCGCGTTGCAGATATCACACTTACCAACACCGCGTATACCGTCGTTATTGGCGCTGGAGGTACGGCGGGAACTACAGCCGGAACCCGCGGCGGAAATGGTTCCGATTCGTCTTTTATGGATTTTGTAGCCAGCGGCGGCGGCGGCGGCGGAAACCAAAAGCATAACGGCCATTCGGGGGGTAGCGGCGGCGGCGGCGGCGCTGCTGCTGGTGGACCTGGCCGCCAAGGCGGGCAACATACAACCATCACGGACGGCTATACGTCCGTTCAGCAGGGCTACGAAGGCGGTAATTCATCCATTATCTACGAATGGGACGCAGGTGGCGGCGGAGGTTTTGCTAATTCGGGCGGCGCGGCTAGTCCCGAGGGTGCCGGATATGGCGGCGACGGTGGGCTACTTGCTGGCATTCCCGAAGGAACGCTTGGCGCAAAGGGTGGCGGCGGTGGCGGCGGTTCTGCTTTTTATCAAAGCGGTTTGCCAGGCGAGCCGGGCCGCGGTTCAAATGGTGGCGGCGGCACCGAAACTCCGGGACTTAATGGCGGAGCCAATAGCGGCGGCGGTGGCGGAGGCGGAGGATGGATTTACGACGAATTGGAAATCCCGCCGGCTGAAATCATATACGACGGCGGCGCCGGCGGTAGCGGCATGGTGGTTGTGCGCTATGCCGGTACTCCGCGTGGAACGGGTGGAACAATTTACCAAGCCGACGGTTTTACCAACCATTTTTTTAACGGGTCCGGAACCCTTACGGTAACGTCCTAAATGGCACACTTTGCAGAAATCAACGCTAGCAACGTAGTTACCCGCGTTATCGTGATTCCCGACGAGTGCGAATCGTTCGGTAGCGATTATTGCGCCGGGCTATTGGGTGGCAATTGGTTGCAAACCAGTTATAACGGCAGCATTCGCGGGCGCTTTGCTGGCGTTGGGGATATCTACGATCCCGTAACCGATACGTTCATTCCGGCGCCCGTGGACCCGAACGCATACGAGGAACCCGTACCGGATGAAAACTAACCTAGTAGATACCGGCGCAGTTACGGCGCCCGTTACGCTTGCCGAATTCAAAGCGCACGCCAGGATTTACCATTCCGAAGATGATTCGGCTTTGCCCGATACCATCCTAGCCGCTACTCAGGTTATCGAAAACGAAACCCGGCGCGCCATGATTACGCGGGCGTTTTCGTACCGCCTGGAAGCGTTCCCCGAAAATGGCGAAATCGTGCTTCCGCGTTCGCCGGCGGTTGCCGTTTCTAGCATCACGTATACCGATGCAGCGGGCGCAACGCAGACCCTTAGCGCGTCCGTTTACAACGTCTATTCCGTAAACATGATTGGCCGCGTGCAGTTGAAGCGGGACCAGGCGTGGCCGGCTACGGAGGAAAAGGGCGGGCTAGACGTCACGGTTAACTTTACCGCGGGCTTTGGCGCGGCCGCTGCAAACGTCCCGCTAGCGCTTCGGTTTTGCGTAATGCTGCAAGCCGCGCATATGTACGAGCATCGTACGAGCGTGAACGTTGGCAATATCGTTACCGAAATTCCGCGTACCGTCGAGCGCTATATTGTGCAGTACCACGCGGGGGATTACGTCTAATGAGCCTGGCGAACATTCGTACGCCGCTGGAAGTGTTTAACCCGTCCGAAACGGTAGACGATTACGGACAGGTGAACCGCGCTACGCCCGCTGCGGGCACGGGCACAATCATTTTCGCCGCCATTCAGGAAGCCAGCGCAACGGAACAGATGAATCACCGTCAGTTAGACGGCGTAATTACCCACAAAATCCGTATGCGGTGGCACCCATCGGTAAACCATAGGAGCCAATTTAGGACCGTTGCAAACCAAGCCGGCATGGTTAGCCGGCGGTGGGAAGTTGTGTCCGTTGTGGATTGGCAAGAGCGCCGGCAATGGTTGGATTGTATGTGTCGGGAGATCGTTTCGTAATGCCGTTCCGCCGCGATAGCGCGCTAAAGCGTTACTTGATTTCGGGCGTTCCCGAATTCGAAAAGGTTATTCGTTCTATGACGGATACCGAATTGGACGCAACGATTTTGCCCGTGCTTACGCGCATTGCCCAACCGTACCGGGATCGGCTGATTAACTACTACGCTAACAAAGATGGCAAGTATGACGGGGAAAACCTAAAGCGAGCGCTTAGCCACCGTTGGTGGAATAAGTTTAGAAAACAGGGTTTGCCCGTTGGCCATACGCGCGTGCTGGCGCTTCGGGCGTTGGCGCTTGAAAACTTTGGCTTCAAGGTTGCCAGGCTTCAAAAGGGCGATGGCTACTTTATGCGCGTTAAGGCATGGGGGCCGGGAATCTTCCTTACCGAACATGGCCGCTATAAGGGCGCTAACACGTACCGCGGTTGGGGCGGAGCGGTTGCCATTCTTAAGCGCTTTGCATTTACCGCCCAAGGCGCACTAAACCGAGAATTGCCGGCGGCGTTCGAACGTCTAGCAAGCCAGGCAGCAGCGAAAGCGGGGGTTAAATGAGCGATACCGTTATAGCGGGTTTGCGCTACGTCCTTACGCAGACGGCAGCAGTTACAAACCTTGTACCGGCAGCACGCATTAATACCGCGTACCGCGATAGCGCCGCGCTGCCGGCGATTCTGCTAGCGCCCGGGAACGATTCAGCGGTTAGCCCGTCCATGCTGCGGACCGATTGCCTACGGCGTTCTACCGTTGAAATATCGGTTATTGCGTCTACACTAAAAGCCGCCAGGCAAGCGGCGGAAATCATCCGTAAAGCCGTTCACGGCGCAAAGGGTACGTATTCGGGCGTTACGATTTTTGAGGTGCGAGAGCAAGGGATAACCAGTACGTACGACATTGGATCAGAAGCAACCGAAGCGGGCATTCATATTGCAACCGTTTCCGTTGAATGCGTTTACCGGGCCGACAGCGTTTCACCTACCACAATTGCGGGCTAACCCCCAAGGACTAAAACAATGGCAGCGATTAGCGG